ATATCCACCTGCTGCCGCTGCATGGCTATGATGGCCAACAGCTCAGATACGTGGGACTGCGTTGTAACCGCCCGAACCGCTGGATGCTGGGCCTCTATTCCATCTCCCTCTCTCTCAATGGTCATAAAGGCATGGATAGGTCCGATGCTCTTGCGCCCCTTAGCGAGCAAGGATGTGTTCACTTCAAAGATCGGCCCTGCGATGGCTGAGGAGTTGTCCATCAGCATGCGGGTGGATGCGCAGAGCGACATCTGCGAGTCGCGCACCTCTTCCGGCAGTCCTACCCCAGTGAGCCCTGAGTCTTCGTCTTCAGTGTAGATGAACGCATGGTACTGGTCGGACGGGCGCTCCCCGAACGCGGCCTTCTCGGCCTTGATCACCACATCGTCGATGAACCAGAGGTCGGCCAGGATGTCCTGGTCCAGCTCTGAGTCCTTTACCTCGATGCCGACGTTCTGCAAGGTGTGCGCCGAAACGAAACCGAGGGCGCGGTACACTTCGTACCTTCTGGCTGTGCGGTCTGCCAGGTTGGAGGTCTTGGCAAGCTGGTGCAGCTCGGTCTCGTAGGTCTTGGCGGTATAGTTCCCTGTCGGGTGAGCCTTCAAATATTCTTTGATAGCGGCGCCTTTGAAGTCATCTCGCTTGGCAAGCAAGCTGAAGTCATGCCGAGTGAGGACCATTCGCTCGAAGATCATCTCCTGGTCTTCCCACGCCCTGGCTGACATATCTGGGTAGCAGTCCCATACCCGGACATATTCTGGGTACGGGCGCCTGTGTGTTTCCGTTTTGGCCTCGTACACCCCAAGCGTTTGGTTCATTTCCCACACACGCTCTTGCTGAGTACGAACCATTGGGGATCGGGCCACGCCGAATCCGTAGATGTATCCAGTGCGCACCACCCGCTTACACAACTGAGGGTAGTCGATGCCTGGGTCAGCAAGCTGATCGGCAATCTGGGCCTCCATTTTCTCTTTGCGGGCGTCTGCGAACGCCCGAACAGCTCGCTCAATCTGGTCGCTCTGGATAGGGACGGCTGGGTCTTCCTGCTGCATCTGTAGCGTGTCGAGGATCTCCTGCAACGCCTCCTTCGGAATAGACGGGTTAGGAGATACAGACAATGCCCAGTTCCTGTCCTGGCTCGGGAACATCATCTCCATCATCTTCGCCACGCCGCCCTTTACCTTTACCCTGGTATCTCTCGGGTAGACATGAGACCGCTCGGGAGGGATGTTGGCAAGCACATCAGGGTCGTACTGCCCTAAGTATTGGCGGAGGTTCTTCAACCATTGAAGCTCGACCAACTGCCGGTCAGTGATGAACTGGCCGAGCTGCCCCTTCAAGTGGTTGCCGAGTTTTGCAAGTTCTTCGGTTGTGGTGATCATATCAGTATCCTTCGCGCTGGGCCGGGCGGTATGCCCTGAATTGGTTAAGTGGGTCATGCGAGTTCTGCTCTACCCGGATGTGATCTGCCGGGTCATACTTTCCAGATAGCAGGTACAAATCCCCGTACTGCCCGGCTTCTGCGATATGGCTCCACTCGTTCTTCTCAGGACTGTCCGAGAAGTTTCCGGATGCTTTCTGCTTCGGGTAGCGATATTTGCTCCGCAGTGCTTCAATATACCATTTACAGGACGGGTCTATCAACATCAAAGGCTCCCCATCAGGATACTGGGTCAGCATCTGTTCTGTGGCCTCGATGCGCACCTTTGGGTCGTTGGTCGATGCCCCTTTTACTACGGCTCCATCCTCATCGTAATCTTCTTTCAACACCTTAAACGCGCTGGACTCGTCCGAGTCAGCTCTGCGTTTACCTGCCGGGTCTCCGATGAAAATCAGGGGGTTGTTTGGAAAGAAGTTCTTGATGATCGGCCGCAGGTAATTGCGACTGAACCTCTTCATCCCCATGTCGAAGGCGACGGCTTCTCGCAGTACACGCACTCTGCCAGTAAGGTCCATCTGCTTAAACGTGGCCGCCGGCGTCAGCCCGCAGTCGAAAGAAATGATCACTGGAAGGTCTTGGTCAATCTTTAAAGGGGTGCGTGACACATGTTTCTCTGGCCTGAACACGGTGCTGTAAACCGGCTTGCCGGACTGACTTGGAGAGTAGAGCCCGTGGATGTAAGTGTCCACCCACGCCTTGGTCTTACCACGGGCCAGGTCGTCGTAATAATTCTTCCGCAGGTTTTCGACGTTCTCAGCCTCAGCCGACAACCCAGACGGCTGGCAGAACGAATCACACTCCATGATAGACCCTGGGTTGCCTTCCTCCTGCGGCAAGTGTTCGAGAATCTTGTACCACGCGCTGTCGATCTCTGGCGGGTTGGTATCAGCAATAACGAACGCCCGGTAGTCCTGCACATCTTCGCGCTTCGGGTACCGGCCAACGCGGCTCATCAGGGCCTGTAGAATTTCAACTGGGGTCTCTCTGGCCTCGTTGATCCACGCTCCGGATAGCTCCAAACTCAGTACCCGCTGGACATCCTCCGCCGAGTCAAGTGGCCTGAACATGATGTCAGCCTGCACATCAGCGAAGCGCATCTCGAAGATCATCTCAGATTCTTTCCACTTCCCGAACACCCCGGGGACGATCCAATCAAGCCATGTGCGCAACGTCGTGTCCTTGAGCTGCTGACGAGTATTTCTGACGATTGCATACCGAGACCTCCGTATTCCATCCTTGCAGGGCGGCATCTGCATTGCCTGCCTGAACACTTCGATGACACACCCCACCGATTTGCCTGAGTTGCCAGTAACAAACACGCATCCTCTATGTCTTGCCACAAAAAAACCGGTCGGTACTGAGAAACAGTATTTCCTCCCGTCGGTAGTAGGCACTCGCTCGACGGCAGTTCCGTCTGTGCGAACAGATACAACAGCCTTTGTAGACCCTGGCATAGCGACATGAACCACGTATGTAGGCCGCCACTTTGGTTTGTCTGGGTATTGTACTGTGCTGATAGTGGCCTTTCCGCCAACGGCGTGAACAGCATACTGGATGAAATCGGCGTCTGTTTTTGCGCTGGAGTAATACCTGACATCTGCACCTTCGTAAAGTCCGTCCCAATTGGACATCTCCTCGACCACCACCCCAAGCTGCCTGCTGGATAGTTCCCACCAAAACTGAGAGCTGAAAGTCTTCTCTTTATATGGAGACACAAATGAGAAAGTTAGCTCTGACGGCCGCCGGTATTTATGCTCTTTGAACTCAATAGAGTTGGCCTCAAGCAACCAGCGCAAACGCTCCTTCTTCCTGTCTTTCCGGACACATATTACAGTGCGTATACCTACTTTGCAGTGATGTGCATCTGCGTTGATAGCCACAGCGAGCCTGATAAATTCATCAGATACAGGAGCGTCTGCGTATGGAGGAACGAAGGTTGTAGGGATCCGGTGCCTGGATAATTTCTTCTCCAGTGCCTCGGCTGTTTTTACGCAAAATTTACCCCGCCAGTCGTACACAGGGACCCTGTGCTCGTCACTTAGCATCATAGATAACGATTTGTTGTGGAACCATATAAGTTCGGAGCAAGGCAATACTACATAGCTGTCTGGGGTAACAAACGACATTTTTCCGTCGGTGTCCCACTGGGCCACCAAATCCCCAGAAATATATTCATCCATACGCTTCCACCCAGCAGGAGTTAGAAACTCGGTATCTGCCGATGTACAGCCGACCGGGCCTTGTATGCCGCGGAAGAACGCGTCAGAGCGCATGAACTTCGCAACCGTTGGGGGTGCGGTGTATTTTAGGGTGTGCTCGCTCACGAAAATCCTTTGTAAAGTTCTTGTGCGCACTCTATGCAGTACAGGCATCCGGGTGCGGCTGCCCTGCGCTTCTCAGGAATAGGGTCTTCGCACTCCAAGCAGTGAGTGCGGGACTGGCCGAGGTTCTCAGCCTTGCGGTGTTCTGCAAGCGCGAGAGCGTTGAAGTCTATTGCGCGGTCTGCGTCATCTGCCATGCGCCTGCTCCCTCAATGCCCCAACCAAATCATCAAAGCAGGATCTGAACGCGTCTTCTAAACTGCCAATCCTTCGGACTACCTCGGCGTGGCGTTCATCCTTCCCGTCTTTGCAGCTATCACAAACATCCCGGTAGATCACCCGCTTAAAGGCTTCTTCGTGGTTGTCTATGCGCTTACCGAT